CGAAAGAAGAAGTAAGCTTTATATAGATGGTCGAATCTACTTATACAGGGCGTCCCTTAAGGACCGAAGCTCCACAGAATAATAATACGCAAGCGTTCTCGGGAGCCCCACAATAAAAGGTGATATTATGACAAATAATACAACAACAAATGAAACAACAAACCTAACCAATGAGTTAGGAGAAGCCGAATCTGGAATGTTAGAAAGTCTACTGGACATGCTAACCAGCTCGCCTGAGCTCATGCTCATGGCAGCTCTAATGCTAGCTATGGGTGCATACATTATGTATACCCAACCAGCAGTAAAGGCCCTAGTAATGGGTTATATCGGGAAGCACGAAGATGAAATCAACGCACTTCTTGATAAGTATCTAACAAAAGCTCAGGCCAAGGCTTATGAGAAGCTGGATGAAACAGCTCAGAAACACGTAAAAGACGTAATGCTCAGAAATGTAATACTCTCTGCTTGGGACCAGAATGACGATAAATTCGTTGCGGTGGTAAAGGCAGAAGCTAAGGAAGCTATCGTAGCTGCCAAGAAGCTTTGAACGAGCACGAGTATGAAGAGCGTTTACGCTTACGCGTAGGAGAAGCAGAATATGGACGTCACCAAGAACTTGTACGCCTGTTGGCTCGCAATTTGTCTCTTGAAGACGTTCTGTGGGAAGAAATTTCTCTACATATTCGGGATGTTAACTTACGAACAGAGCTCCTGCGCCAAAGAAATTCAATCGTTCGTGACATACATACGGAGTTCCGAGCGTTGAATATAGAGATACCTACGATGGTCGAAGAGAAGACCGAGGGTTTCGCAAAATTTTTGGAGGACTTGAATGCCGACTCTGGCGACGAAAAACGAGGGAAAGAAACTAAAGCAAGCTCTGACGGGTAAAAACTTATATGACACTCGTTCGTTAGAAGCACTATTCGAAAGTGTTAGAGACGACGAAGTTAAGATGGGACTGCTTGTGACCGCTTTCTGTGAAACTTATTTAGTCGATGGTAAACAAAGAACCCTTAAATTAAGGCCTCTTCAAAAAACGATTATAGTCAAATCACTAACACATCCCAAGGGAATGAAGCAGCGTAAAGTAGCAATATTAGCTCCACGAGGCTGTGGGAAATCCTATGCCCTCTCGGTAGCAGTAGTAATATATATGTTCTTTAAGCGGTTCAGGGATTTAGTTTTCGTGCTCGCACCTAGCGAGGACCAAGCCGCGCTTATCTTCGGATATGTGTATCGGCACTTTAAGGACAACAGATTTCTGGACAGTCTAATAGATAATTATAAATTCCACAACAAGCCCCATATACGCATGAAGGGGGGCACATTAATGCGCAGGGCTCCATTAGCGCCTAGTAATCAAGGTCAGGCTATACGGGGCCAACACCCTACATTCTGTATAGTTGATGAGTCTCCTCTCATCGACGATAGTTTATTTGTAGATAATGTAGAACCAGCGATAGTTTCAAATAATGCCCCCTTCATAAATCTAGGTACACCTAAGTCAAAAGACAATCACATGTGGCGTTATTTGTATGATGACGCATATGAACCGACGTGGACCAGAATGGTATTTACATGGAGAGATGCAGTAGTGGTTGGAGATAGTTATGAAGCGGCATATACTGAAGAAGATATGCTTGGAAAGATGATGGAATGGGGTGAAGATTCTATGTATTGGAGAACGGAATACGAATGTGAGTTCGTGGAAAGTATTTCCAATATATTCAATCCAGAAAAATTAAAGGCATGTTTCTATGACTATGAACTCTCTACCCCCGAGGCCCCTATCGACGGAGGAAAACACTGTACTGTTGCTGTTGACATTGGCAAATCTGTTAATTCTACTGTCATTAGCGTATGGGCCGCTGAAAAAGCTGACGATTCAGACGTGGCACGGCTTATTTACATTGAAGAAATCAGTGCTAGAACTGGTGGGCACGACATACCATATCAACGTAAACGTATCATGGACATTGCTAGAAGCTTTAATGTTGGTAGGGTTATTATTGATGCTACTGGTATTGGTGGTGCGATTGAACAGGACATAAGAATAGCATGTATTAACAGTGTTCCTCAGATTCATTTTATACCTTTCATCTTTACAGGAGGTCCCAGAGGAACTAAAACCCAAGTATTTAGGGACTATGTATCTTTCATACAACAAGAGAGGGTGAGGATACCCAACCCAGCGCATCTAGATATACCGGGACAGAAAATTATTAATAAATGGTTTAGGGAACATGTAGACCTGCAATATGTTATGGATGCAGCTAATAAGACAGAACGAATTAGTGCCCCTGATGGTAAACACGACGATTATTGCGATAGCTCGGTTTTAGGTTTACATGCTACATTAGCTATGTTACCGGGAACTGCTACAGTAGCTACTTCCAGAGAAAAGTCAACTCCAGAACGACTCACCACTAATATTGGAAGACACTCCGGAGTCTCGTTATTTAGGACAAAAGGGCACAATTTCAAATCGAAAAGTAGATATTCATTATGACGCAATCTTTATATACTGTTACGATTATACTATATAAGTGGTAGCCATGGGATTACGCGATTACGTGCGGAGAGTATTTGCTACAATCGGTAGCGAACCGCCCTTTAAAGAGGATGACCCCCTTAGTTTTGGGGCAGGTGTTATTAAGCGCTTAAAGCTTTCTAATGATTTTTCATATGGAAGTAAAAAGAAGTATGAACAACACTTAGGGAAACCAAGGATATATATGGATGTATATCTTTCTGACCCTATTGTTAGAAGCTTAATAGACCTACCTTGTTTCTATGCTGTTAAAGACAATTTTGATATTGTAACAGACAAGGATGATATAAGGGAACGTATAGAAAAAATGTTTAGAGATATAAATATTGAGAACCTTTTATATGGTTGGGTTCGTAATGCTAGAATCTTTGGTACAGGGTATATGGAGTGGACCGGAGATAATTTAGTTCTTCGTTCTAGCCAAAATATGTATGTTCAGAGGAATGAGCATGGACAAATTAAATATTATTATCAGGATATAGGAGATGAAAAAGACAATATTCATTTCGAACCGGAAGAGATTTGCTCTCTACTTAACAACCCCTTTGATGATTACGCTTATGGCCTTTCTGACATCCATCCCATTCTTTATCTGGTTGACCTCAAAGATTATGCTGAAAGAGACATCGGAGCAGCTCTCAACAAGTATGCTTCTTCTCGCTTTGATATATCTTGTGGACTTCCCGATATGCCTTATGGTCCTGACAAAATTAACGAAGTGGTTGACGCGTTCAACTCTTTAGCTCCCGGTGAAGATATTATTCATGGTAATGATATAGATATCAAAGAGTTACAAGGAACTCAACGAGCCTTCGAGTATGGTAAATATACGGATGATATATTAGATAAGATACACATGGCATTGAAGGTTCCTAAGACAATGTGGACAGACCCCGATAAAGCTAGACCTATTTTTGAACCATATGTTAGATACTTACAAACAATGATTGAATCAGCGCTGAATGCTCAATTAATGCCTCAGCTAGAAGACGGCGAGGCTAAATTTAAGTTCAGGCAGATTAATGTTGAAGACGCATTTACTAAAGCTAAGACAGATATGATATATCTATCTGAAGGAGTACTATCACCCGGAGAAGTTAGGGAAGAGCGTGGTCTTGACCCTGAAGGTGTGGTAGAATTAGATATGCTGAAAGATGTTGCTATAAAGAAAGCAGGGGCGCCCCCAGAGGGGCCTAGTGATAAGAACGTTAATATTTCTGGTGGCAAGGGCACAGACAAAAAAGAAGAAAGTGCTCGAGCTCCGAATAGAGGGAACAAACCCTCAGCAAACGCAACGGGGAAGAGAGCATGAGTTATGACAAGTGTGTAGCATCAGTAGGGTCTACATTAAAAAAGCGTGGTGTTGACAACCACAAAGAGATGGCTGCTAACATGTGTATCATGTGGGCTGATGGACATGGTGTAGAAAGAACGTTTGGTAGAACGTTGGATGAAGATGAAAAGAGACGCACATTTGCTCTATCTCTAACAGAGGAGGATAATATATCATTTACACAAGAGGGTGACGTTGAAAGTGTTACTTTCCCCGTTATAGCCATAACATCTGGCCTTCATGAGTATGAAGAAGATGATATACAACAAAAGGTTTATATAGAGCCTGAGATATTAAAGAAGAATATAGAAGCTTTTAACGAGCTACCTGTATATTTCAACCATCAGAGAACACCAGACGATTTAATTGGCATGGCTGCTAATCCTGAGGTGTTCGAGATGGCGAATGGAAAGTCCGCAATTAGGATGTCAGCTACGGTTGATAACAAAAATGAACGCGGACAAGAAGTGATAGACAAAGTGAAAGATGGAGACATAACTCATGTCAGCATTGATTGGTTTTCCAATGACGTTGATGTGATGGGTGATACGTTCGCAACGAACATTCGCCCAACAGAGGTAAGTTTCATTGATAATAATTCAATGGACCCCGTCTGCGAGGAATGTACGATTGAAACGAAGTGTAATTTACATGTAAAGGATGAACCCCATAATTGTGGTTGTGATGGTGCATGTGAATGTTCAGACGGAAAACAAGAGGAAAATATGACTCAAGAAACTCCTGTTAAAGAGAACTCCGAAGCGGAGAACATCGTGGAACGCGAATTTGCGTCCCTACGAACGCAACTAGAAGAGATGACATCTTCAAAGGCAGAAATCAATACTCAGTATGAAGAAGCCCTCAAGACTATTGAGGAATTTAAACTTGCTGAAGAAGAGAGAGCTGCTAAAGAAGCCGAAGCTCGAAAGGTTAGCGTTGTAGAGGCAATTATATCTAAGGAACTGATTTTCGGTACCTTAGAAGAGGATAAGAAAGACTCTCGCAACGATGAACTAACTGCTTGGGAGGAACCAAGGCTGACTGGTTTCAGCGAAGCTCTTGCTGCACTTCCGGTACCTGAGGACACAGAACGTACCTTCGGGAAGGGTAAATCCACCGAGGGAGAAGCTGTTCCAGCGGAATCCGAGAGAGTATTTGCAG